CTCCTCTTTTTACCCATATGATCTTACCTCCGGCGTTTTTGATGCTGGAGATTTCATTGGGGAAGCGGCAGTCTGAAATAACAACATGATCTCGAGAATTACGCAGTTTGTTTTCTAAGCTAGCTATCCAAATATCGTTGTGGAATCCTCGGCGACATACTTCCGTACCCCAATACTGTAGAACCCACCGAGGAGTCAGCGTAGGCATGCCAAGGCGCTCAGCCCACCACGGATCGATCTCTTCCCGCCATTCTCGGGCAGCTTTGGTGCGACCTTCCAGCATGGTCCTATCCCATCCAAACACTGCTGAAACTGCATCTTTGAGTGTGTTGGCGAAACTTTCTCTACGAAACTCGTGGAAATTTACCAAATAGTCGGCGATGGTGTCTTTGCCGCTGCCTATGAATCCGCAAATACCTATGATCATAATTGTCTCCTCTTAAGACAATTATACGAAAATCAAGCAAATGCTGTCAACCTATCTGTAGGGTTTAGGCTGTTTTGGTTTACCTGTATTAAGGCGTTGTGCTAGTACGCTGGCCGTGTTGATGGTTTTGGTTCTCTGCTGGCGACGAGCCTGTTGAGTTTTAGTGCGGGCTCTGGTAGTTTTCATCCTCTGTGCCTGCGCCACATCCATAGGCTGATGGCATTTCGAAGGATGGCTGACCTGTCTGCTTGCTCTAGGTCCAGTGCTACATCGGAATTTCAATGTGGCACGGCCGCCCCGTGCATCGTGTTTACCTACACCCCAGACCATTGTAGCAGTCTCGGTGTAAAACTCTTCGTCTTCTTCGAAAATGAATTCGCTGGCTTTCATCCTATGATCCAACTGTAACCGATACCTCCCGATACTAGCGTGACTAGTTCAGTAGTTAATCGTTCGATATCCGCTTGCCCTTCTTGTTTAAGGCTGGCACCGTTTAATGCCGTGCCGCCCTGTGGTCCTGCTATAGATGCGAATTTTTCTCGAGCCTGTCCTAGCATGATCTTGCAATTGGCTAGGCTGTAATCTTTGATCCACTGTCCGGCATAGGTATCTTCGATGATAGCGAAATCCGGACGGGTGTTATAGACCCACAGCAAGACTTCTTCCTCTCCTCGAGGTCTCTGTTGTATAGACAGCTTTCTCGTCTGAGGATTCCATGTAAAATTGATGAAACTGCCAAACATCTTGCCTATCAGTTCTTGATACTGAGAAAACAATTCATAGGTAGCCAGACCACCCATGTTGGTACTGCTCAAAAGATATGTGTTCGTGTAGGCTAAATTAAATGGCTCGAACACTGTGCCCCCGCTACCATTCCCCGTGCGCGAGCCCACGCTGCGGCGAAAAATCTGCCTTACCTGCTGTATCTCTTTGGGTAAGATGTAATCGTTTTGATTCTCTGTCAGCGTCAGAAAAGCGTAGGATTCTTCTACAGAATTGTCAGAACGCTGGCGGAAAACACCTAATGCCCGCTGTAGTGCTGTTTCGTAGTGTATGGGATCTAGCTCTACATCGATCATACCATCACCTAGCATGACCTTGCAGTAATCGTAGACGCTTTGTTTAGATTTGTCGATTTGGCTCATACTCTTATTTATTGCAGCGGTAAATATACTACTATGCCAAGACTTTCGCTATATCGCCCAGAAAAGGGCAATGATTTCAAGTTCATCGATAAAACCGCGTGGGAAATGTTCCAAGTCGGCGGCACAGATGTGCTGGTACACAAATATCTAGGGCCCGGGGGTGTCTCGTCGGAAGCAGATGCTAGTCCTACCACGCCCTATTATGCTACTCCTGCAGAATCCCAGATCCAAGATCTCTTGTTCTTAGAAAACAGAGATAGAAAATATGATCCCGATGTTTATCTGCTGAGAGGAGTCTATAACATACAAGACATAGATTTTAACCTCAGCCAGTTTGGGCTGTTCTTGCAGAATGACACAGTGTTCATCACTTTCCATATACGAGATACCGTAGAAAAACTAGGTAGGAAATTGATCTCGGGAGATGTAATAGAATTGCCGCATCTCAAAGATGAATATGCTCTCAATGATCTACAGTTCGCACTCAAAAGATTCTATGTCATAGAAGAAGTCAGCAGAGCAGCAGAAGGGTTCTCGGTGACTTGGTATCCACATCTGTATCGTGCCAAGTGCAAACCGTTGGTAGACAGCCAAGAATTCAAGCAGATATTGGACGGCGCCGCAGGTGAAGGCAGCAACCAAACTCTCAGAGATATCATGAGTACCTATGAGAAAGAGATGCAGATCACCCAGGCCGTGCTAGATCAGGCAGAAGCTGACAGTCCCAAGAGCGGATACGATACTACCAAGTTCTATCATGTGCAGAGGGGAGCAGACGGTGATCCGGTATTGATCACTTCGGACACAGAAACTTTAGATGCCAGCATACAGACACAGGCTACAGATGCAGAGGGAAATCCTCTCGTAGACGACGAAGGCAATCCCGTATATGTAGGCCCGACTGCTTCCGCAGTGTTGCAGACCGTAGATCAACAGAGTTACTTGTTCCAGAACTACATGGACGGATTGCCGCCTAATGGCGCTCCGTTTACCGCAGGCATAGCGTTCCCGTTAAACGCCGCAGAAGGACAATTCTGCTTGAGAACAGACTATCTGCCTAACAGACTTTTCCGATACACAGGAACTCGTTCGCAGAAGATAGAAGACAATGTAAGGATGACCATGAACAATCTAGGTGAAAGCGATGTTTCCAGCGGAGAAAGATTCGAAGGCAAAGATAATAGACAGACTCTGAAGACCAGTTTTATCAACAACACTAGAACCAATAGGATCAACGGTAAAGACATCGAAGAGCGACAGAGCTTGAGCAAAGCACTTAGACCCAAGGCGGACGAATAATGGATTTTTTTTACGATGGACAAATAAGGCGATACGTCACACAGTTCATGCGGATCTTCATAGGTTTCAAATATCAGACCGGGGACGGTGAACTGAGATCAATACCCGTGATGTACGGTGATCTAACCAGGCAGGTAGCCAGCATCATCAGAGACAACAGCGAAAACAAATTACCCAGCGTGCCTAGGATAGCCTGTTATATCAGCGGCCTAGATCTAGATAAAACCAGGCTCAGTGATGCTACATTCGTCAGCAAAGTCAATGTCAGAGAGCGCAACTACCAGATGGTCAACGGTGAAGCTGTCTACGGCAACAGCGAAGGTGCTAACTATACTGTAGAAAGGCTGATGCCTACACCGTTCAAGCTGACTGTCAAAGCCGACATATGGTCCAGCAACACTGATCAGAAACTGCAGATCCTGGAACAGATATTGGTATTATTCAATCCTAGCTTAGAGATACAGACCACAGACAACTATATCGATTGGACCAGCCTCAGCGTCATAGAGTTAAATTCCACCAGCTTTACTAGCCGTAGCATCCCGCAGGGAGCAGAATCGGACATAGATGTCTGCACACTAGACTTCGAAATGCCTATTTGGATCACACCACCGGCCAAAGTTAAAAAACTTGGCATCGTCCGGGCCGTGATCAACAACATGTTTACCGACACCGGTGATGCTGTCGATATAGCAAACTTGGTTTACAATGGCGGCGCCGATGTCACACAATCTGTCCAAATAAGACGCTATGGCATAGTCATACTCAAAGCCAACAACGGCAATGGCTACGACTACGAGATCTATCCCGTAGATGTAGGACAGGCCATATTGGATGCCGGTCTCGATCTACCGCCAGAAAGGGTAGGCAAGAAACTAGACTGGGCGCAGGTGCTAGAGATATACGGTGGGTATCAAAACGGTATCAGCCAGATGTATCTCCAACAACCTAATGGCAATGAAATAGTAGGAACTATAGCTATCAATCCTGCAGATACCACTACCTTGATATTGACCGTAGATCCAGACACTGTGCAGACCAATACCATATTGTCCAGTACTTTCAATCCGTCTGGTAGAGGAACCATAGATGCCATCATCAATCCTTACAGTTATAATCCCGTGAACACATACGGTTCCCGGAGCAATTATCCCAATGGTTTGAGATTTCTCATGCTAGACGATGTCAATGTCAGTGCTGCTCGTGGAGGACTGATGAGATGGGGGCAAGATCCCGCAGACGGAAGCTCTAGGGATCCTTACGATGGACCAGACGCTTGGAAAAATCTAGACGGTTCAGATCCTTTGATTTTAGCCAACAGCATCATCGAATGGAATGGTTCACAATGGATCACGATTTTTGATCCAGAGACTGCCAATGTCAACACCTATGTGACTAATCTCAGGACCGGCGTGCAGTACAAATGGGACGGGGTGCAATGGCTGAAATCGTTCGAGGGCGAATATCTAGCCGGTTCATGGAGTTTCGTGCTTAATCCCTGATAAGTAATTCATGCAGCAGAGAGCAGGATTACTTTTCCTTTCCAAACAGACATCGAGGATATTGTTGGTGTTAGAAGACAGTCGATGGACCGTGCCCACATTTCCTAGATCTAGCAATCTGCTCAAGGATGCAAAACCGTTGTTGGAAGAGTTTAGGCCCGGTAGGATAGTACCCATAGAATTATACCTGTCTGAGGATCGTGGTTTCGAATACGGTACTTATGTGTGTTTAGTAGACGAGGAGTTCCTCACAGAAGCCAGGGCCAGTATCGCTTGGTGTTCCTTAGCCGAGCTTCCTAAACAATTACACAACGGTCTTAAAGCTACATTAAATAATCAACTGATAAAAACAAAAATCGACACTATATTGGAGTTAGAAAATGCGACTGTTTACAAGTGAAAGATTCCAAAAAGAATACAAGGAATTTTCTCGTGTGCTTGCAGAGATTGATCACGAAGAAACTAAAAAACGGCTCGACAGCCTATTGAACGAATTGGTCAGAGAAGTCAAAGCCATAGATGCCAGACATGAAGAATTATTATTACAGAGAAAATTACCCACAATGGTGGAAGATACTAGAAACAATCTCTTAGAGATAAGGAAAAAAATAGATAGGGTGATAAGAGATTGGCATGCGTCTAGATCGACACAAAGTTCTTGATAGTGATCGTGCCTACCATGGGAGCATGCGCACTGCACTGATATCTGTAATTGCCGGATATCGTGGAAATAATTTTCCAATATAGTGTTCCCGAAGTTTTTCCTTGAGCAGATGCTCCTGTGGTGACCACTCCTGCTGTAGTCACGTGCACTAATCCGGTATCGTAATTAACTCCTGCTGAATTTTGTATCAAAAACGGATGGCCTACGACATTGAGATTGAAGGCAATAGTAGTGCCGTTTATAGCATATATAGTGGGATTGTCTGTGCTGCCATACTGATCAAATCGATAAGCTGAAGCTCCGTTGTTAGTGACTGAAAGCATCGTGATAGCAGGAAGATAGATTCGATCCACAGTCAACGAGGCAGAAATAACATCGCTAAGTCCTGTAAACTCTGTAGCACCTGCAGGCACCGTATTGACAAAAGTGAGCGTATCTGTACTGGCGTTCGTGGTAATAGAAATGCCTGTGCCAGCCACAAATGTTAGAGTATCTTCAGGCCCATCTGCAACAACTGGCGACTGACCGGCGACAGCAATAGTTGAAAAACTGTCGGATACTTCACCACCACCACCGCCACCGGCCGCTGCAATAGTTATAGTATCGGTTTCTGCATTGGTAGTTATAGTTACATTTGAGCCTGCTATAAAATTCAAGGTATCGGCAGTAGAATCGGCTACTACATTTGATTGTCCGGGAACACTGATAGTGGAAAAACTATTGGCTTCTATAGTGATAGCAGCATTGTTAGATACTACATCCCATACTGTTCCATTAAAAATCCAGGTAGTGTCGCCAGAAACATATGTGTCGTTTGTGTTTGGTGAGTTTGGAAAATTTAAAGGCATTTTATAATCCTTGTCAACTATTTATGATCGTAATGCCAATGCCTCTTAGAACTAGCCCGGATGACAATTTTCGTATGCCGGGTCTAAATCTAGCATCAAACGGACCTTGATACAGAACTCTAGAACTTCCACCTTCTAGACTTTCGTAATCAGTCCAATTGGCTGCTGTAGGTGTGGTAGATTCTGTGCCTACATAAAAATCACTGCCGTCCTGCGTTTCTAAGCTCTCAATCCATGCTTTGAGCTCGACCCAGGTCCAGTCTCTATTAAATTCCATCACGGTGGCTAAAAAACCTGCGGCTACAGGACAGGCAGCACTTGTTCCGCTAAATGCCGCATCTGTAGCACTACCACTGTTATAAGTGAGATTTTCATAGGTGTCGGGGCGCGGCCATTGCTGTCCATATCCTCTATTTGCCGCCAATGTTCCGTCTGCCGGAGCATAGCAATCTATTCCTTCGCCTCTGTCGCTGTAATCTACCTTAGTTTCAAGTCCTGAATTAAAATCATCATCCAGTGCGCCGACATTTATAGTTTTATAATCTACAGCGCCGTCATCTTTGGTATATTTTCCGCCTTGCTGCGGAAATCCTCGACGATTAACAGTGCCATATACTTCGACTCCAAATTCAAAAAAAGAAGAATTCTCTAATGAACCCCCATTGGTAGCAGTGATGTAATTATTAAAATCAGGATGGCCGTAGTTAACTTGTTTTTGATTAGCATTTCCTGCGGCTACGACAAATATTACTCCAGAATCGATTAGTTCGTCGAGTGCAGTAGTTAGAGAATTTATTTTCATTTCGCTTTTCATTCTAGGTTGGCCTGCAACAAATGTATCGCCTTGTGTGCCTAGAGTGCTGAGCCAAGCAAGTCCTGCGTTAGTAGTGTAGGCATTATTGCTGCTAGATCTATGTGTATAATACCAGGTGCTGCCGGCGGGATCTTTCCATGAACGATAACCCCAGCTGTTAGAGCTGATGGTGGGATTTTTAGTTCTGTAAAGAGGATTTACCGGTTTCAATTGGTGAAATATTTTTTGTATATCAAATCCCTGTTCGATACCACTACCAAAAAATCCGTATAGATCTAAAGTCCATTTGTTGGCGTTGTAGGCCCAACCTTGTGTTCTGCCATAAGTAAGGGCGGCACAGCATGTACCATGATCACCTTCATTAGATATTAAAGCATTACTACCGTTACAGTTAGCTCTAGTATAACTCGAACTTATGGCCACTGTTCCGGCATTAGAAAATCGTGTGCTGCGTTGTGCGGAATTTGACCACCATGCTCTCGCTACGGATTCTACAGGAACTATGGTTCCGTCCCATCTCGTGATCAGCCTATTATCGGGATTAGCATCAAACCACTCTGGATCTAAGTAATACGGTGCATCTAGAACGAGATCTAGTATATCACAGGTGCCGTTTCCCGGCAATAAATTTCCACCAATATATCCATTTGGTTTTTCTAAAGGAGTGGTTCCATCCGAAACCAATACCGAATTGTTTTGAAATTCCGGATGTCCTATCCATGTTCCGTCATCTGCTACTATAACATCTATATGTCGACCTGTACCGTATTGGGAGATGTTAGCGGAGACTACTGCGTTATCCGCCAATGATCCGTCTACCCAGGGATCTAATTTTTGTTGGCATCTATACAGTTGATATCCTGTTCTGTTAGCATCGGTTGCGTTTGGAGTTGAGGGTAGCGTATTGGATACCGAAAATTCTCTATAGTTTTTTACTGCAGATGAATACCGTGACAGAAGATCGGGTCTAGTAGATTGTAATTCTTCACTAGGTGGAGTAAATTCTGGATATTTTTTATAATCTATGTTAATAAAGTTTACTCTAGGATCGTTTTTTAGTAATTCTGCTTCCTCATCAGAAAGAAGATAAGTGCCGCGTGTGGGACTATGCAGTTGATTGTCAACACAATCCACAGATCTACCAGGTATATTCTCGCATACATTCCCTTCTGAAACAAGTTCTGCATTCAACTCGTCCCATTGTTTTTCTGTATGTGTACCTAATTGATAATATTTTTTATCCACTTTTATTTTTTAGTGTAGATCAATCCAACTACCGTTAGCACGACCCTGAAATTTATTAGTAGTAGTATTATAAATCATATCCCCATTTTCAGCTATCAATAAATCTCTTTCTGCAGAAGTAAAAGAACACATCTTTAATGGAGAATTTGTGATTTCCACTCGGGTACCGGCTACTAATAAAATTTCATTATCTGAAACTATTTCAGGAGTAGTTGATCCCTGAGTGGATATGTCACCTTGCAACAGGATGTCATCGACTATTAGAGATGTTGTAGTCAATAGATTGTTAACGATTAGATCGTTTTCTATAGTAAGGTCGGATTGAATTCTTATCGCCGGAGTAAGTGTGATTGGAGATGAATCGCTAGAATCTATAGTCGTTCCAACAAAAGTGATGTCTCCAGTAGTAGCTCCTCCAGTGATGGTAATGTTACCGTCGGCATCACTAGATGTTGTGACCCCTCCGCCGCCGATAAACTTTATAGTATTTCCAGAAGTGATCGGCCTTTGCGTAGAATCATCTGCGGCTACAGCCAAACTAAATTTCGCCGAATCTGGAAAAGGAGTTGACGGTTGTACCCATTGAGCAGAATCACCATCATTATAATAAACATATAATCTACCAGTATTCGTATCTAACCAAAGGCTACCTTGGCTCGGCGAATTAGGCACAGTAGATGATACTGATACTCCGCTCGACCCCGATCCCGACCCCGATCCCGGATCGGCTACAGCGATAGAATTTCCCATCGCCGTGTGGTTCCAACACCAATAGTACAAAGTGCTAGGCGTAGAATTAGTTACAGTGATCCAGACCTGTCTGGAGGTCGCGGTATTAAATGCTGTGCTGTTGTACACTGCTTGCGTCACTGATGCTCCGTCGAGGAAGTATCTGACATCTGTCAAGTAACTGGTTCCGCCACCTCGTTCTCCGCTGAGATTATCCGCGGAAAAATTCAATGGGTGGGGATTGGGTGTAGTGCCCGTGGCATTGGGGAAGTAAACATTAGTCTGGTTATCCTGTACGAACACATAGGTATAACCAACTACGAAATTCGGTACAGGACGATAAACACTATTTAGATTGTATTTGTTGCCAGAATCTGCGCCCTGCGGTCCTGTGATCGTGACTGTATAAACTACGGTTGCTAACCTCGATTCAACAGATTTAGCCCGGAATTGTGTCGTAGTAACATTGATTAGATCAGATCTGGTTATTTGTACACCTCCTTGAGTGACACCGTCAAATAACCTTAAAGAATTTAAATCTGAATCGAAAAAAATCTCACCCTTGCTTCCGACTTTCCTATCAAGTGCGTCCGCATCCGTTGAGGAGATGAATCTTAGCAATTTTGTTGAAATTTTATTAACTATCATAACTACCGTATTTATCAGTATACGAACTTATCATCACATCCATTTACAAAAGAAGCTCTGTTAATTCTTTGGTGTTACCGAATGGTCCGGTGCACCAGGTATTAAACGCGAGGGTTATGCGTTCTTCACCGCTTTTAT